CGATCACAAATGGTGATATTCCCATTATGTAACAATGTGTGGGTAATTAATTCCCATGCTCTAACTGGTTATGCTCAAAAAGTTGAGATAACTATTCGAGAACCAGGCACTATAGGTCCAAATTTTTCTGATATGATAGGAATTAATAATACTTATCATATTCCAGACAATGATCTGGCTCTAGTTGTTTTAACAAGCGGTGGTTCACAATTTGATTTTACCGAGTATTTTCCTAAGGATAAGGAGATGGGTCGGTATATGTGTTCAATATTGTATAAAGGACCAGATGCTAAGATAAACGAGCAGAGAGTATTAGCTGAGGGGAAGAAGATTAGATACCAAGGTGTTAAGCAGGAAATTAATATAATGGGATTTCATTATTCCACTAATACTCCTACTTTTGATGGGATGTGTATGTCTCCTCTAATGACTTATGACTCTAGACCTATGATTTTAGGATTTCATTGTTGTGGTATTTCTGGTTCTAGAGAGGGTGGAGCAGCCATGTTATGCAGAACTGAGATAACACAAGCGTTGGATTATTTAAAAAATAGAAAAGGTTTGATGGTTGCACATAGTGCATGTATGGAAGGATTAAACCTATCAGATATAGGACCTTATAAAACTGTTTCATTATTAGAAAATATCCATCCTAAAAGTCCATTTAAATTTCTTGAGAAAGGGTCATTTAATCTTTATGGGCAGCATAGTGGTCCCAGACAGAGACCAAGTACTTCCGTTGTTAAGACATTACTAAGTGATGCAGTTGAAGAAGTATTTAGTGTCCCATGTATATGGGGTCCCCCTGAGAACATCAATAATTATATACCACGACACAAAGAAGCATCTAGAATGTGTGAAATTAGTGCTATGGATGCAGACAGAATGGCTTTAGCTGCTAATGATTATTGCATGAGCATTATTGATACTCTACCTGATAGTGCTGTGAGGGGAATACAACCATTGAATAGAGAAATAACTCTTTCTGGTCAAGACGGAATCTCACAACTTAGATCAGTCGTTATGAGCACTAGTTGTGGTTTCCCTATTAA